ATAGGTGTCCCAAAGAACTACGTTTTTAACGTCATTAAACGAGCACAAAAAGTATGCAAACCGAATCGTCCGAAGCATTAACATATCTTAGAAAAGATCCAGACGTAGGAGCATTGAGAAATGCCTACGATCAAACAATAACTGAACTCTCGTCATACTTTGACCAGTGCAGGAATTCCTACGACGATAGGCGCAACTTCTGGCCTGGCAAAAGCAGGGACCTAAGAAAGCACGGAGCTGATGCTTTCCCTTGGGAAGGTGCCAGCGACATGGAGGCTCACGTTATTGAAGAAAGAATATCAAGACTTGTATCCCTACTCATATCCAGTCTTAAAAGGGCAAACGTCAGGGCGTTTCCGACCGAAGGCACGGACGCAGAACGAGCCAAAATAGTATCCAGTTTCTTGAAGTGGATGGTCAGTAGTGGATACATCCCTCGCTTCATGCGCGAAATGGAACTGGGTGCTAATTACCTTCTAGAGAGGGGAGTCCTAATTACCTACGTGGGTTGGTTAATTGAAGACAGAAGAATAATTCAGAAGTTGAACTTGGATCAAATCGTGCAGGCCGTTCCAGAGATTGGAAACCTCATGGACGAAGGTGACGATGAAGCTATCATCGATAGACTCAAGGCTGCCTACGATGGTGTAACAGACAAGAGGGGTAAGAAGGCGGTAAAGGAACTGAGGAAGACTGGTTACGCTGAGTTACCTACAATCAGAAGAAGCATAGATGCCCCAGATGTAAAAACTCTATCCCCTGATGGAGATTTCTTTTTCCCGTCTTACGTGACGGACCCTCAGCGCAGCCCTTACTGCTTCTGGAGAAGTTATTACACTCCGCAGGAACTAGAAAACAAAATACTGACGGACGACTGGGACGCGGACTTCGTTGAAAATGTAATACAACGATACTCGGGCGTAAACCAAGATACTATAGAGAACGAACAGGGGCTAAGAAGAGACGAAGGGCTAAGAGAAAGCACCTATGAATCCAACGAGCTCGTTGAAATCATTCACTGCTTCCAGAGATTGATTGACCCTGACGACGGTTCAGAGGGAATCTACAGAACTATTTTTCACAGAGAGATCGGCAGCACTGCAGACAGTCAATACGCCAAGTTCGAGTTAATGAACGGATACGATGACTACCCTGTCGTTGTAACTAGACTTGCGGAAGACAGCAAGCGACTCTACGATACAACTACGGTTCCAGACTTGCTTAGGGGCATACAGAACCAGGTAAAAGTGGAGCGCGACTCCAGAATAGACAGGAACAGTCTATCTACGCTACCTCCGATCCTGCACCCAGTAAACCAGGCACCGCAGGACTGGGGCCCAGGTAGATTGATTCCTCGCAGAAGGAAGGACGACTACGAGTTCGCCGACACTCCAGATGCTAACTCAGCAGATGGCAGCATCGAGATGGAGAAGACCCAACTGGATCAGGCAGATAGACTCATGGGTCTAGACGAAAGCAGCGAGATCTCAAAGGTAAAGAAGCAGTTCCTCGTGGACAAGTTCCTCGAGCACAGCGCAGAGGTAATGCAAATGTGCTTCACTTGCTTTCAGAGATTCGGTCCTGACTACATATTCTTTAGGGTGACTGGAGTTCCAGATCCGCAAGAGTTCAGCAAGGGAGATCCTAACGAAAATTTTGACATCAGCATTTCTTACGATAGCATCAATACTGACCCAGAAACTCAAGAGGCAAAACTCAAGCAACTCGTTGACCTGGTTAAGCTGGACAGGAATGGAAGAATCAACATAGATAATCTATTGATTGCCTACGCCAGTAGCATTGATCCAATTCTTGCTGATGTCATTCTTCAGAATACAGAAACTGCAGCGGAAGATGTCCAGAGGGACATTCTCGATGACCTATCTAAGATCTTTGCTGGAATAGAGATGCCCGCTAGACCTAACGGTGGAGGAGCAGCAGTGCCGATCATACAGAACTACATGCAGCAGCCTGACATCGCTCAAAGAATGCAGCAGGACCAAGCGTTCGGACAGAGAATGCAGAAATACATGCAGCAATACACATTCCAGGAGCAGCAGCAAGTAAACGCTACGCAGTTCGGGATCTACGGAACTGAAGCGGCATCCGTTGGAGACGTTCAAACTCAGAAACTAGAAGGACAGGGTTAATATGCATCTACAGGATAATTTAAATGTGCTTCAGCAGCATGAAGCATTCGCAGGTATAGTCAGGGAAGTAGTAACAATGCGAGAAGATTGCATCAAAGAGATGCACTCCGTAGATATAGACAGGCTCCCTCAGATATCTGGTAAAATTTTGGCTTACGATGAAATCATTGCTATATGCAACTGGGATTCTTTAACAAAAAGATTTCCAGACGCATAGAAGTATAGACAAAAATCGTGTGCTATAATCACAACCTCGCCATCGCTGGCGTAAAAAGCGTAAATTATGAGTGAAGTCAACGAAACAGCTGACGCTGCAGCTGAACCAAAGCAAGCGACTAACATATCACCGTCGGAGTTCATTAACAGGAGAATTGGTCAACTCAATCCTCCCGCTGAAGAACAAGATAATCAAACTGCTGTTGAAGAAACTGTAGAAGAAGTCAACCAGGAGCCCGAAGAAGCTACTGAAGTAGTCGCAGACGAAGCGGTCGAAATTGATGAAACTACAGAGGAAGAACCGCAGGAGGAGGAAACCGAGAGTGAAGATGATGTTCTTTCACAGATTGAACTGGATGACATGTCCGATGAAGAGCTTCGTGAGCTTTCCGATAAACTCGGGAGCAGAGCTGTAGCTAGATTCGGCGAACTGACGGCAAAGCGAAAGGCAGCTGAAGCTGAGTTAGAAAGACTCAGATCTGAAATGTCCAATAAACTGGAACCGAAGGTCAAGGAATCCGAGAACCCATACAGGGACGTGGACTCAATGGAAAAACTGCAAAACGTGCAGGAAGAAGTTGAGCAGGTTATTGAATGGGCGGAGGATTTAATATTCAACAGTGACGGTTATTCTGCGGATGACTTCATTACCGAGATTGATGGCAAGGAAGTCACCAAGTCCGAAGTAAGGAAGCACCTGCAGTCCGCAAGAAAAGCGGAGAAAAAGTATATCCCAGCCCAAATTAAAGCAATTCAAAGGCGACAAAGCGCTGCATCAATGAAAGAATCGTTGAAGGAGCAAGCTAACGAAGAGCTAAGTTGGATGCAGGATGACAATGAAATAAACCAAAAATACAAACAAATGCTCGAGGACCCAAGACTGTCAAATATTGATGGACTTGACCCCGAGGTAGCTGCTCAAATGCCATATCTTCTAGCGCATGCAGCCAACAGTATGTATGGCAGAAGGACCCTGGCGGAACCCGCAAAGGCCCCAGCCAAAGCCAAATCGTCACGATTAGTTCCACCATCTGGAACTCCTGGATCGGCTAAGTCCGATAAGAAAGTGTCAAACGCCCTAAAAACTATTAAGGCTGCCAGTGCTCAATTCAAACAGTCGGGTAACGCCCGAGATTTCGCTGCCCTAAGAAGGTTGCAAATGGCTTCACGCTAACTAATCAAATCGCTAATCAATAAATAATCATTAAATACAATGTCATTCTCAAATACATTCGATACTACTAACACAGGTTCGGCTGTTTCTAACCGCGAAGACTTGACCGACGTCTTGACTATCCTCGCTCCAGAAGAAACTCCCATCCTTTCATCTGCTAACAAGCAACGCGCATCCGCAACTAATGTTGAGTGGACTGTAGACAGCCTTTCGGCTCCTCAGACTGCTGGCATCTCTGAAGGTGCTGACGTTACTGCATTCACTGACCAATTCGCAGGCCGTGCTCGTCTCGGCAACCGCGTCCAAAAGTTCCGCCGTGACTACATGGTATCCGACATGCAAGAAGCTGTCGATTCCGTAGGTCCCGCTAAGATCGCCCAGGCTGAAGCCAAGGCTATCCGCGAAATGAAGCGCGACATCGAAGCTACACTTGCTGGCACACAAGATTCCGCCGTTGAAAACGGTGCTGGTGTTGCTAATGCACTTCGTGGTCTTGGTAACTGGATCGACTCTGCTGGTCCTGCTGACGTTCCTGCTGCATTCCGCACATCTGCTGGAAGCATCGTGGATGTAACTGACGACGTTTTCGCTGAATCAGAACTCAATGGTCTTATTACATCAATCTTTGGTGTAACTGGAACAAGCGACAATCTTATGCTTGTTGCTGACACTGCTCTTCGCACCGACATCAGCGACTTCGCTCGCATCGGTGGTGTAAGTGGTGACTCGGTTCGTTCG